TTGCTTGCTCAAGCAAAAACTATTTTGGGTCTTAAAGATGATGATGCTGATTATGGTTCATTTGTTAATAATATTGTTTCAGATGACGCCAATAAAACAAGTGCAATTGCCAAGTATGTAGCAAAGTTAACTAAGGACGCCTACGAAAAAGGTAAACAAGATGCCACTAAAGATAAAATGGGGCAATTTGGTAATCAAAACAAAGGCGAAGGCGAAGATGGTTCTAATGAACTAAGTAATCTTGGCAAAACATTAGCACAACAAAGTATAAGTGCGATTAATAAAGAAACAGTAGATTATTTTAAAAGATAAAAGAAAAGGAGAGATTACACATGGCAAATATGGTAAAAAGTTTTGATTATAGCAAGAATCAAAAACAAATACTAATTGGTCAAGACAGTTATTACATTGGATTGCCAATTGTATTAAGTGGAAGCGCAAACGCTACAATCTATGCTGGTCAACCATTAACTGGTGATATTACAGATAGAGACACTGCTTTCACTGCATCAACAAGTTCTGCTAAAGGTGTTCTTTTACACGACGTTAAATTAGACGCTGATGGTAAAGGAAACGGAACATTAGTTTTAGCAGGTTGTGTTGATTTATTAAAATTAGAAGACGACGTTGTAACTGCTATCAGTTCTGCTGCTAGTGACTTACCTAGAATAATCTTCGTGAAAGGAAGTGCTATTTAATGAGTATTTTCGATTTAGTATCTGCAAAGAACATAGCAGAATTTTGGTTAGAAAAAAATCTTAACCAACAACCATTATTAGGTGAAACATTATTCCCTGCACAAAAGGAAATAGGTGTAAAACTTGAATGGATAAAAGGTGCTCATAATCAACCAGTAGGTTTAAGATTATCAGCATACGATAGTAAATCTATTCGTAGAGATAGAAAAGGTTTCGAGAAATATGAAACTGAAATGCCTTTCTTCAAAGAAAGTATGTATATTGATGAGGAGTTAAGAAAAAATCTTAACACTATGCTTCAAACAAACAACGAGCAATTAATCAATTCTATTTTAACTAAGATATTCAACGATGAAATAGAATTAATAAATGCTAGTCGTATAACACTAGAAAGAATGAGAATGGAAGCATTGACAACTGGTGCTATCACATTAGCAAGCAATGGTCAAGCATATTCTTATGATTACGGTGTTGCTGATGACCAAAAGAAGACTTCTGCAACAGCATGGTCTAACCCAGATGCAGATATTCTTGGTGAAATAATTTCTTATGTTGAAGAAATGAAAGCAAAAGGAATTGAAATCACAAGAGCAATTTGTAATGCAAGTGTTGCTAAATATTTTAGAACAAACACTGCTATCAAAAATGCTGTTTATGTATTCGCTAATGGAACAGTTAACGTAACAACTGCAAGAGCATTAGATTATATCTATAACGAAACTGGTGTTTCATTCTATGTATATGATAATGTTTATGTTGGTGAAGACGGAAACGCTGTTAAATATGTAGCAGACGATACTGTTGTATTCTTACCTGAAGGAACACTTGGAGAAACTCACTTTGGTGTTACACCAGAAGAAAGCGACTTAATGAACTCTTTGGCTGCAGAAGTAGCAATTGTTGATAACGCTATCGCTGTAACAACACACAAAGAGCATGACCCAGTAACAGTTGAAACAAAAGTATCTATGGTTGCTTTACCATCATTCGAAAGAGCAAACGAAATCCTTATTGTTGACACTAATCCAATATCTGGATAATGATAAGAATATATAAAGGCAATGATGTTAAATATGTAACTAATGGGGTGTATATTAATTTATACAAACCCCTTGGTTACAAACCAGTTGTCGAAGAAAAACCAAATAATAAAATAACAACACCTGTTGCTAAAAAACCTGTTAGCAAAGAAAATAAAGAAAGTGTTAGTGTTAAAAAAACAAAGAAGGGGGAATAATATGATTTATTCTATAGATGGCAAGTATTACGTAAACATATCGCCTTCAATTTATGTTGAGGTAAACCCAACATTAAATGGCGACAACATTGCATTAATGCCAACAAGAAATAAAATTGAAGTAAACAGCAATACAAATATTATTCCTATGAGTTTAGAAGATATAAAAAATTCATTACATGATAAAAAAGTTGAAAAGAAAAACGATACTATAAATGTAGAAACTATAAAAACGACTACCAATAAAAATAAATTTGGCAGAAGAAATAATAGATAATTAAAAGGTTGGTGATAATATGACAAGCACATCTGATTTGGTCGAAAAATTAAGTACCGTATTGAGTGCTAGAGATTTCGGAGAATTTGATGAGGAATATTTACAGTATGAAGTAGAACAAGCAATAAACGCTATTAATAGATGCAGACGCTTTACACCAACTGACGATAAGTTATATGATGATAAATATGAATACTTGATTATACCGTTTTGTATTTCTGCGATTGCTAAAATCGGAGCAGAAGGTCAATTAAGTCATTCTGAAAATGGTGTGTCAAGGGCATACGGTTCATCAATGGATTATCCTAAAGATTTAGTGCAGCAGATTGTACCATTAATAAAATGAGGTGACGTGATATGAGATGCTTAAAAAGAAATAAAAGAACAGTTTATTTATGTGTTGAATATCAGGATGGCGACATCAGTAAGTTTAGAGAACCGATTTCGGTTAATATAAATTATAGAGTTACGAATAGCGATGGTGAATTGATTGCATTAGGTAGAGATTTTCCAAAGTATATTAGAATGAAAACGGATTTAATAAACAAAGATTTATTTCATCCGAAAGATAGAGTGTATATTAATGTGACGCCTGGAGAAACATTTGACCCATTGTGTAAAGACGCTGATTATGAAGTTGACAGCGACCCAATTGTATCACTTAATGTTGTTGAAATAACGTTGAGTAGATTGAGTGGTAAAGAATAATGCGTAGTCCGACGACGATTGATTTGGGTTCTGTGCCACTTCAAAGGGCAGACTTCTTGGTTAAAGATTTAATGCAAGAGTTAGAATATGTTAGAGATTCAATAACCGAAACGGCTTGTGAAAACATTGTAACAAAGATTGTTGACACCGCCGGTGCTTATGCTGACATGTTAAATAGTGTTGCCCCAAGAAGCGGAACATCCGGTGCATCCATAGAACGAGTTGCTATCGGTAATGTTGGTGAAATTTCTCTTAGTGGAGCAGACGCTGTATACGATGAATTTGGTACAGGTTCAGAGGGTGCTAGAAACCCCCATCCATTAAAAGAAAACTTTCCATTAAACCCATATAATAGCGGACCACATATATTTTATAACCAGTTCGCAAACAAATATCAATGGATTTATCCACCAATGGCTGGTAGACCTTACTTTACGACAACAGGTTTAACAGAAGGTATACCGTCTGGAAAACAAATGTATAACACATTACAATATGTTAGGCGAATAAAAGACGAAATAGTCGCCGAAGAAATTAATAATGCACTCAAGACATTGAAATAAAAACGGAGGTGATTTAATGGAAACATTGGTTCCACAATTAAAGGATGATTTGTCAGATTTGTTTAGCAATAGCGAGGAATTTCCAAACATGCTAGTCAAAGAAAAATACGAATTGTATCCGAAAATCACATATCCGGGAATAACAATCGAAGAAATACAAAACGAAGATAATCAAAGATTTTTTGATGAAACAGAAAGAGTAAGCAATTTGGGGTATCAATTCGCCATATATGCTGAACAATCTTTGGATAAGACAGCAGTACAAAATGTTAGATTAATAGCAAAAACAGTTGACGAATACTTGAAAGGTGCCAGATATAGATGCTTAAGAAGATTGGGGTCTTTGGCAATGACACCGCACCCAAACGATAAGAATGTAATCATTGGTTATCTAAGATACGAATGTTCGTTAGAATTAGATACGAATACGATATATAGGAGGTATTAAATATGGCAATAAATTTATCTACAATCGGTGTTCAATTACACTATGCAGTTGAAACAACTGCTGGAACTAGACCTACTAGTGGTTATACTAGAATATATGGAATAAAATCTACACCAAGTTTAAACCCTGCACCAGATACAATAGAAACTACAACTTTAGACGAACTTGAATATAAAACATATGTTGATGGTTTAAAGGATTTAGGTGGAGCGTTAGAGTTCACATTTAATTTAACAGAAGAATTAATTGGTAAATGGGACGATTTAATGACAGCATATGAAACTGCTAAAGCAAACAATTTATCAACTTGGTTTGCTATTGTTGTTCCAGGACTAAGCGAAGCATTCTATTTTCCAGGAAACCCTAGTGCAATGGGATTACCAGAAACTAGTGTAAACACAGTATTAGAAATAACAAACTATATCACACCAACTGGTGCACCAGTTAAAGCAGCAAAACCAGAATCAACTATAAGTGGTTAATAGAAAGGAAAGAGATATATGAATACTAAAATCAATTTAACATATAAGGATGTTCCTTATACATTAGAATACGATAGAATGAGTGTTAAAACATTGGAGGCAAATGGTTTTTCAGTAGAAGAATTTATTAAGAAACCAATGAGCAACATTGAGTTAGCGTTTGCTGGAGCATTTATAAAGAATCATAGAAAAACAAAACAAAATGTTATTGATGAGATTTATGCAAAATGCCCAAACAAAAATGATTTGGTAACAGCACTTGTTCAAATGATACAAGAAACATACGATGCGTTATTCGAAGAACCTGACGGTGACGAGGGAAACGCACAATGGGAAGTAGTGGACTTATCTCCGAAGAAAGTCCAAAAGTAGAGTCTGCTTCTTTTACAAAAACTTTTGAGAAATTATGTCCAATATATATGTCTTACGGTATGTCATATCATGATTATTGGTTTGGACCAGCATATATGACAGGCTTTTATAGGGATGCTCATAAGTTACGACTTAGACAACAAGATGAAAATAATTGGATGACAGGCATGTATGTGTACGAGGCTATAATAGATTGCTCTCCTATACTACATGCCTTTTCTAAAAAGGGAACAAAACCTCTACCGTATACAGACAAACCATATTTGATGGACAAACTTAGAGATAAGACAGAAGCCGAAAAAGAACAAGAACGAGAAAATGAAAGACTAAAAGCAATTGTCCATTTTAATACATGGTTTAACGCAACAAAAAAACATTTTGAAAATAAATAAAAAGAATGAGAGGTGAATTTAATGAATGGTTCATCACTAACATTAGATAAAGTTTCAATACAAATAGAAGCAAATGCCAAAACCGCTGGTAATAATATTAATGAGTTATCTAACACATTAAACACCTTAAGAGAATCAGTAAAAGGTGGTTTTAATAATATCGCAAAACTTGCACAAAGTTTGGAACAATTAAAGACCGCTAGTAATGGATTACAACAAGTAAGCGATAATTTAAGTAAAATAACCGATGTAACAGAAAGTATGAAATCGTTAAATGACATTTCACCTAAAGGATTTAACAAAACAATTTCTAGTTTAGAAAAATTACCTAAAGTCTTTGATAGTATAAACCCACAAGTTATAGCAAACGTTGCTCGTGTTAGTAACGAATTGTCTGTTGCGTTGACACCGCTTGCTGATAAATTAGAACAAATTGCATCTGGCTTCAGCGCTGTTAGTAATTTAGCAAACACATACGGTGTTTCTGTAACAAAGGTTGTTAAATATCATAGACAAGGAATAAACTATGTAAAAATGTTTAATAATAGTTTAAACAATCTAAGCAATGGTATTAAAAAAGCCACCAAAAGTTTTCAAGACTTTGGCAAACATTCTACGGTTGTGTTCAAATCGTTTCTTAGCAAAGTAAGACAAATTGGTTTATCATTGCTTGGTACTCGTACCATTTTTACAGCAACACGTAAAGCAGTTAGTGAATACATGGCGTTGGACGAACAACTAACATGGGAAATAACAAACGTTTGGAGAGCATTGGGAGCACAGTTAGCACCAGCAATAGAATATGTAATATATTTATTCAAACAATTTGTTAGGGTTGTTTATTCAATTATCTTAGCATTAACAGGAATAGATTTAATATCTAGAGCAAATGAAAAAGCGATGAAAGGCTGGGGTAAAGCGGCGAAGGATACATTGGGTAATTTGCAAAAATTTGACGATTTAAACGTTGTTGAGTTCCCTAGTTCTGGAAGTGGAGCAGGAGACGACAGCTGGATTGATTTAGACACAATTGATTTAACACCAATTCAAAAAATAATAGATTGGGTTATAAAATTAAAAGAAACAATCAAAGAGGCATGGGACACTGGTCAATGGTATGGTGTTGGAAAAGTTTTAGGCGAAGGTTTAAACGCCGCACTTGGGGCAATAAACACAGATGTTATTTTGGCAAAATTTAAGAACATTGCTAAGAAATTTGGAGATTTCTTACAAGGTGTAATAGACGAAGTAAATTGGGAATTATTCGGTACAAAGTTAACCGATGTATTAAGTCTTATACCCAATATGCTTACAACACTTTTAAATGAAATATCTTGGGAAGATGTTGGAAACGCTTTAAACAGATTCTTAAAAACGTTTAGTCCTGCTGATGTATTGGATAGCATGCTTGGTGCAATAAACACAGCATTTAAAAGTCTAGACAAGGTGGTTATGCAATTAGACTTTGGCGTGATAGGTGAAAAAATAAGCGATGTCATACTAACAATCGTGGGTAGGTTTAATGAATTTATAAACATACCTGATTGGAAATTACTCGGTGAAAAGATACGAGAAGGCATAGAGAGTATAGATTGGTCTGCTGTTTGGGATAGTATTGAAAAACTTGGTGAAGATTCGTTTGAGAATTTGAAATCTTTCTTTGAAGGTTTGACCGGTTTAGATAGCACAGAAATAGGAGCGTTAGCAGACGCCCTTGTTCAAATAGGAGAAGCCTTTGTAGCATATAAACTTATAGACAAATTAACAGACTTTACAAATGTATTTGCAGAAGGAGCATCAGCAATAAGTCCATGGGCTGTGTTAATAAGTGGTATTGCAACCATTATATTAGAAGTTAAAAAGGCATTTGATGCCATTGATAAAGGAGACTATAAGAAAGCAGAAGACATCGCGAATGGATTAAAATTACTTAGTCTTGCGATATTATCTTTAGGTCTTGTTATTGGTGTTGTTGCTCTATTAAAAGAAAAACTAGGCGGAGTTGGTGATTCTTTAGGAGACGCTGGAAAAGTAACAAAAGACGCATCAAAAGGGTTTTCAGATCTATTTGGTAATCTAGGAAAGGCTGCCGAAATAATTGCAATTCTTGGAGGACTAGCATTAGTAATTACATCTATAACGGAATTAATCAAAACATTTAGTGATAGTGGTATGTCTTTGGGTGACAGTGCTATATTGTTGGCAGAAGTTCTTGGTGCGGTTGCGGTAGGATTTACAGCAATTGCGTTAGCGAGCAAATTAATAGATAGTTCAAATCTATTATCATTAACAGTAATCTTTGTTGGTTTAACAGCAGTTTTGTTATCAACAAACGAAGTGCTAAAAACATTAACAAATTCGGGTATGAAGGCTAAAGACTTAATGGCAACAATTGGTGTGTTGACAGGTTCTTTATTAGCATTGGTAATTGCATTTACGGCGGCAGCAGTTATATTGGGAAGTAACCCATTAGCCTTAATTGCAATTTTGGCTTTGGCTGCGTCTATATCTGCTGTGTTATTAGTAGTTGCCAAAACACTACCGACCATTTTAGATGCTGTTGGGAAATTCATAAACGATATCGCACCTTCGCTTATAAAAATAATAACAACAATCTTTGATGGCATTAGTAAAGTTGTTTATATAATGAACGTTACTCTGCCACCAGTAATAAATGCTATTGGCAACTTATTTGATAAAGTGTTCAAAGGCATTGATAAAATAATAAACACTGTTGGAAAGACAATCGTTAATATAATGAATACTGCAAAAAGTTTAATCACAAATGTTTTGCAATCAATATTAAATTTTATAAATAACTTAGGTCCTGCTATCAATAAATTTGTTGATAACGCTATTAGAGCCGTTACAAAATTAATAAACTTTATAATAAGCGGCATAGAATTCACAATAAATACATTAATAATCAATTCAATAAATAGTTTATTAAGAGGTCTTAACAAGATACCTGGTGTCGATTTTGATACAATAGCAAATGTCAAAATACAAAGATTTGTGCCACAATTAGAAACAGGTACCAATGAAATACCATACGAAGGACTATATCATTTACATCCAGGTGAAGCAGTTGTTCCTAAGCAATATAATCCTGCGCTTGGCGGAGGAACCAATGAAGACACAAATAGACGATTAGATGCTTTAATAGACTTATTACAAGAACAAGAACACACAACAGTTGTTAATATTGGCAATAAAAACATATACAAAGAAACTAAAAAATATAATACGAGACAAGTAAATAAATATGGTACTATAGCAGTATCATAATGAGGAGGTAATTATGGCAACAAGTAATTTTAGAGGTTATTATATGAAGATAAACGGTTGTACATTTCAGAACCCTTCCATGAAAAGAGAGGCTTGGAAATTCGCACCAGAACTTGTAATCGTTACAGATGCTGGTACACTAGCGAGCGGTATGCTTAATATCAAAGTATTACCGCACACTAGAAAAAAAATATGGTGTGATTTTCCACCTATGACGCCGGAGCAGTTTAGAGTATATTGGGATGCTTTACACGGTGATTCTTCTGGGGTAGGAATGTATCTTACTGTTGAAGCGTGGGACGAATCTAGTAACTCATATATCACTGACACGTTTTATCATAACGATTTGCAGTATAAAAATGTTATATTGGGTGGTAGACGAATGGTTGTTATGGATGCTTTCCAATTGATAGGACACTAAGAGGTGATATAAATGGTTTACACAGAAATATTGGATTCAGACAAGGAATCGTTCCAAAACGGTAATGCTGTTATTCTCACTAAAATAATTGTATCTCCTGGCACGGAAAACGAAATCGTTTTAACCGAGCGTGATTGTGTGAAGACGTGGGATTATACCGATGAAAGGTATATTCCCGATACCCACACTTTCATAGGTGAGTTTATAGCAAGAGAACTTAGCGGCGAGTTACAAAACATAAGTGATGATTTTAATATAGAAAATAAGCAAATAGAATTACAAATGGGTGTAATGGCGTTCGGTCATAATGAGTATTTAATAGAAACTGATGAAAACGAAGATGTATTAGTCACAGAACAAACTAATGATAGTTTATTAAGAGACTTGGACGATATAAAAATAAAAAATTATGCTAATATCGATGTTCATTGGTACTCACTTGGAACATTTAACGTATTAGAACCAGAAGATGATGAAGTAGCGGATAATACAAAATTTGAAGCAATGGATTTGACATTGCAATTCAATGCTAAATTTGATGCGACATATACTAGTGAAACTTTTGAAACTTCTTTTGAAGATAGTTTTACTAGCGGTGATTATTTTACGGCTGGAGAGTTAGCAGCGTATGTTTGTGAACAAGTTGGTATCACATTAGCAACTACAACATTTACTCACAATGATTATGTGATAGATAGTAACCAATTCACTAGTGGTGATAGTTGTAGAGATGTTATGAAAGCCATTGCAAAATTAGCATTTGGTTGGTGCAGAATAGGTTGGGATGATAAATTATATATTGACGAAATATCATTAGATTTTGAAAATATAGATGAGTATAATGTTATAACAAACAACCATTATTATTCTTTGACAACTGAAAAAGAAAAATATGGTGACATAAATAGAATTGTTATTGGTATGAGCAGTGTTCAAGGTCAAGATGCTTCTGTTAGCGATGATACAGATATTGCTGAAAATGGTATTAAAGAATTAGATATCTTAGACAATCCGATAACATTTGATTTAGCACACAGACAAACAGCAATCGTAGGTGCTAATAGACTACTAGGTTTAAACTATATTCCATTTAAAATGGAAACGTTAGGACATCCTTGGTTAAAAGCAAAAGACCCTATAAAAATTAAAGATATGGAAAACAATTATAAATATTCTTATCCTTTTAGTTTAGCAATTCATTACACTGGTCATATAAAAACAACAGTAACCGCTGAAAATATGACAGAAGCGGAAGTAAGATTGCAATATGATAAATCGTTGTATGAAACACTTCGACAAATGTCTATCATTATCAATAGAGAAACGGGAGAAATTGTTACTTTAAATTCCAGAATACAGGCTACCGAAGATGGTTTAAGTTCTTTAGAAACAACTTTTAGAGAAACAGTAACCGATACATATAGCAAGCAGGAAATACAAAGAATTGTCAACGGTATCGGCGTCGATGGTGTAAAAGTAACATCAGTTCAGACAAATAGTGCCACTTTTGATGAAAACGGTATGACTTATGAAAGAGATGGCGCTAAAACAAAATCCACAATAAATGAAGTCGGTATAGATGTAAAAGACAGCAATAATAATTCTTTATTATTTGCTGGTTATGTAGATAATAACAATACAGATTACGCTGATTATGAAGGTCAAACAATAGTTGGAACAGATAATATTATAGTTAAAAAATATTTAAACATAGGCTCTCATAGTAGAATACAAGACTATGAAAGTGGCACAGGAATATTTTATATGTAAAGAGGTGATTAGATGGCAACAATAAATGGTAGTACAAATAGTAGTAATTATATAATATGGTTAGACGCATATGAAAGCAATTATAGTATTCCCAACAATACATCAACTGTTATTGTCAAATTATATGTAAAAAGAACCAGTGGTTCGTATCCTGAAAATGGCGGTGATTATAGCGGTTCGATAAAAATTACATATGGTAGTGGTAGAGACGATTATAAATCATTAAGTTTTAGTGGAACTTTACCATATCCTACACCTTTTTATGAAAACGAATCTAAACTATACGCCACTTTAACCTTTACCAATATACCACACAACAACGACGGTTCAAAAACAGTAACGGTATCGGCTAGTTATGGCGCTAATTTTATTCCAACATCTGGAAGTGCAAGTGGAAATTTAACTTTAACAACTATACCTCGAGCAAGTACAATAACGGCTACAAGCGGTTATATTGGTGAAACTAGCCAATTAACAGTAAATCGACAAAATAACGCCTTCACGCATACTATATATTACTCTTTCGGTAATTTATCTGGCTATATTTTAGCAGACGGTAGCACAACTTCGACTCTTACAAAAATAACGGCTACATCAATTGGTTTCCCCATACCAACGACTTGGTTTGCAGAAATCCCAAATACAGCGCAAGGCACTTGCACTTTAACAATTAAAACTTATAATGGTAGTACACAAATAGGGTCTACCCAAACAACGACCTTTATAGCACGAGTAGACAGTAGCACATCATCACCAATTGTTACTTCTAGCGTGGTAGACACAAATCAAAATATAATAGCGTTGACAGGCAACTCTAATTATCTCGTTAAACATTATTCTTCTGCTAGTGTTACTTGGAGTGCTACAGCGCAAAATGATTCAACTATTTCCAACGTTACAATAAATGGTATTAGTGCTTCCCCATCACCTATGGTTGTTTCTGTTGATGCTGGATATATTAATGTGACCGCAACCGATAGTCGTGGCTTTTCGACAACGGTTAATCCGGAATTTACATTTAAAGACTATGACGCACCGACGTTTACATTTTCTATTGAAAGGGTTGCACCGACATCGTCATATGCCTATTTAACATTTAATGGTGTCTGGTTTAATGACACATTCGGTGCCGTTCAGAATACACTAACATTATCTTGGAAATATAGAAAAACCGGAGATACCGCTTGGATAGATGGTGGAACATTTGTTGAAAACACAGATTATAAAGTAAATGGTAATACATTCTATAGTGGAACAAGTTCTTCGGCAGATAGAATACAAATCGGCGGTAACTTTGATTATAATTACGGTTGGGACATTATGGTACAAGCGGACGATGTGTTGGCTGGATATGCGCCATATGGTTCAATGACTAAAGGTATTCCAATTATAAATTGGGATGACGATTTTTTCAATGTAAATGGCGAAATAAGACAATTCAATAGTCCTATTTTTGAAAGTGATAGTAATATCGACGGCACATATATCAAGTATTATGATGGCACAATGATATGTTATAAAAGCGTAAGTGCTACTGTTGCAATGACAGCCAAATGGGGTAATTTATATGAAGGTTCTATGGATTTAGGCGATTGGGCAGCAGAATTTATAACCGTACCGCATATCCAGATTACAAACGGAAGTCCTACTGGTGCTTTTATTGAATCCTTATCACCAACCCAAACTACAACATATGCTGGTAAGGTGTATTTATCAAGACCTAATTCATACACAAGTACTGTTACTGTTTATGTGATGGGAATTGGAAGATGGAAATAATCAATTATGAGTGGTTTTGTCAAAATTAAAAAAATATGATATACTTAGAATAAGGAGAGTGAAGAAATGGCTCAAGTAAAAATAAGCGAATTAGATGCTGTCACAACATTGACAGATAACGATGTCCTACCAATAGTTAATGGCGATGATACTAAAAAGGTAACATTATTACAACTTAAAAATGAAATTTCAGGTGGCAGTACAGATATACCTATGTATTTTATTGATGAAAGTAATTGGGATACACCAGAAAATCTTGTGTTGTTTAAATCTTTATACCAAAAATGGCAAGATGGAGAACCGTTTTATTTACAATGGGGAGAAAAAGTTTTTTCAGGAATATATAATCAACTAGGCGACATAAGATTTACTTTTACTAATAATAACGTAGTAAATGGGGTACGACTAAACGGTGCTTGGTATGATAGAGTACAAGATGGTTATATCACCTTAGATTTAACCAACGATACATTGAACGGCTATTTGGGTGAACATATTTTGCTTAGATATATAAACGGTAATTCTTACCCACTAAGTTCAGATAATACTACGGCTTACGCTGTATCTAGCGATTATGTTCCAGCACATAAGAAGTATGTAGATGACAGCATATCTTCTGCCGTAGGTAGTATAAACACAGTGCTAGCAACACTAACAACAGTTGGAGGTGGTGAATAATGCCTACTACAAGTGATTATTTAACACAACTACAACAAGATAGAGAAGATTTAATTGATAACCTAGAAACACAAGGAATAGATGATTTAACAGGCGATGAAACTTTTACAGAATTGGTACCTAGAGTTTTAGATATAGAAACAGGTGGTGGTGTTCCTAGATTACCTAGTGCATATCAAGAAGTAGAATACATACAAAGTACGGGAACACAATATATAGATACTGGGGTCAATGCTTCTTCTGATTTAACAATAAGTGTCGAAATAATATCCCCCGATTTAACAAGACAAAACGGTATCATATACAGTGGGGGCGTGGGTTGGCAAAACCAGTATATCCAAGGTGAATGTGATAGCGAGCCAGTGTTTCATTATGGTAATAATTATTATAGTAACATTCGGTTTGCAAGTGGCGGAAGTGTTATAAATTTTACACAAGACAGAAATAAAATATATATTGGTGATAGTACAACCCCAACTTATACATTCCCAGAAAGCACTTTTCAAACAACTTGGCACATATATTTGTTTTGTTACAACCGCTCTGGCTCTAAAGGTGAATACGGTTCGCACAAATTGTCTAAATTTACTATAAGTGAAAATGATGTTTTGGTTAGGAACTTTGTGCCGTGCTATAGAAAAAGCGATAGTGTTATAGGGTTATACGATTTAGTAAATAATACTTTTTATACCAATAGTGGTTCTGGTTCTTTTTTAAAAGGTAATGACAAAGATACATCAGCAAAAATGCAAGACAAGTCTGTAACTATCATAGAAAACACCACAACATTAATAGAACCTGACGAAGGTTATGATTATCTTAATAGTGTTGAAGTTACAACTAATGTTCCCGCAGGTGGAGGAGCAACTAACGCTGTTGCAAGCGATGTCAATTTTTATGATTATGATGGTACATTAGTAAACTCATATAGTAAAGAAGATTTTGCACAACTATCGGCAATGCCAACGCCACCTACACATAACGGACTTACAAATACTGGTTGGACATATACATTGTCAGAAGCAAAAGAGTATGTTGAAGAATGTGGAATGCTTGATGTTGGTGCTACTTATGTAACCGATGATGGTTCAACCAGAATACACATAAAATTACCAGAAGGAAGATTAGAACCGTATGTTAGTTTTGGTATAAATGGAACAGCAACAGTAGATTGGGGAGACGGAAGCGAACCAAGTGTTGTAACTGGCACGTCGACAGGTATTTTATATGGTGCAGGTCATACATACGAAAGTGTTGGAGAATATACGATTACAATATCGAGCGAAAGCACATTATATTTTAGTGGTGTTACTTATGGCTGTACGCTTGTTTGGAAGAATTACACAGCGCAGACAGATTATTATGAAGAAAACAGAATATATCAATCCTCAATAATTGGTATAGAGGTGGGACCAAATGTTAAACTTAAAACTTATGCTTTTGGTCAAGCGTTTGCTTTAAAAACAATGATGTTGTCAGACGGTGTAACAACTGACGGGAATGTGGCTACACCATTTCATGAATGCTTTTCTTTAGTCCATTTAACAATTCCAAACGGCTTTTCAACTAATAATCAACTTTTTAATAACAACTATAACTTAAAAACAATCTGTTTTGGTAAAAATAGTGTTGTAAAAATGAATACTTTTGCAAATTGTCGTGCTCTTTCTAGTCTAACAATTCCACCTAGTACTACTTCTATCAGTGCTACAAGTATTTTGAGTGATGCGAATTCGTTGCAAAGAATATCTATACCATCAACAGTTGCTGGTATTATGCCTTCTCTTGGTGGAACTTCAAGACCGGCTTTATCTCGTGTTTATATAGGTTCTGGTATAACATCTGTATCTTCTTTCGCTAGTTTATATTCTTTAAAAGAAATAAAAATTAATCCTAATACACAAGTAACATATTTCCCTGCAAATTTCTGTAGTAATTGTTATTCTCTTGAGGAATTTACCATACCTGCTAGCATAACAACTTTAGCGAGCCAAATGTTTTATAATTGCCGTGGCTTGCAAAAAATTGTGATTAATTCTACAAATATAACCAGTATCCCAGAGGCATTTTGCAGGTCTTGTTATGCTATTAAAAGTATTAACATACCTAGTTCTGTAACATCTATTGGAAATTATGCTTTTAATGATTGTCCAAATATAAATGAATGGGTTATGCCGAGTGGTTTAACATCGGTAGGTCAATATGGTTTTGGTTATGAGTATGGTGTCGTTGTTCACGATTATTCAAGTTGTACTTCAGTTCCAACTTTAGGAGCAAATGCTTTTATGAGAATAGCGTCTGATTGTAAAATAGTTGTACCAGATGAGTTATATAGTGATTGGATAGTAGCAACTAACTGGGCTAATTATATAACCAAAATCGTTAAAGCAAGTGATTATTTCACAGAATAAGGAGGTTAATAGTGTGAAAAAAGCGTGGAGTGATGTTAAAAGTTTTGTAACAATAGTTATGACAATAGGGTTAATGGTATTACTATTGGTACCTCAAATTAACCCACCAACAGAGATTATTGCGTTGTATTGCACAAGTTACGGTGCTGTTATAACATATTTTTTTACAAGAAAGGATAGTGATAATAATGATTATAACAACGAAAAAACAAATTAGCCCCCATTTTCATTCAACAGAATTTAGATGTCAACATTGTGGGGGGATAAAAATAGATGATTCTCTAGTAAGTAAGATGGAACATATATTTAGTGCATTACACGCAAGCAAATGTATCGTATCTAGTGGATACAGATGTGCTACTTACGATAAACAAATAGGTGGTTTTTTAGGTAGACATTATGAAGGTTTGGCTGCAGATTGTTGCTACTATGATAAACAAGGAAAACCAATACCTAGTAAAATTGTAATATGTGTTGCATGGGATATTGGTGAATTAAAAGGAATTGCTAGAATAAATGAATACTACGTTCATTTAGATAATAGAAGCAATGGTACTTACTATGGTGATGAAACTAGAGGAAATAGTTCTTATTGGACAAACCCTTATACTTATTTTGGTGTAACTAGAGCAGAGGTAGAAAAGTATACTGGTGCTAACACTACCATAAAATATCAATCACACGGATTAGGTACTAAATGGTATCCAAATGTAACTGCTGGTTCTAGTGATTATGCTGGAGTATATGGTGTATCTATGGATGGCTTGTATGTTGATAGGCTTACATATAAAGTCAGGACAAATGGTAGATGGCTACCTGCCGTTGCTGGTCGTAGTGATTACGCAGGCATTATAGGTAAACCAATCACAGACGTTGCGATACAAGGAGCGACTTATAGAGTACACGTTAAAGGTGGAAATTGGCTAGGATGGGTAAACGGATATAACACAAACGATTATAAAAATGGATACGCGGGTAATGGAAAAATAATAGACGCTATTCAAATAAAATAAAGGAGGTTTGCACATGGAAATAATAGGAAATACTATTCGTATAAATCGCGGAAATCATTTACTTTTTGACTTTCAAATCGAATCTGGAGACGAAATATACGAATTTGTAGAAAATGATATCATAAGATTTTCAATTTATGAGGCAAAAGGATTAAACAAAGAACCTATATTACAAAAAGAATTTCCAACAACAATTGGTAGCGATACTGTAACTATCGACATACCGAAAGAAGAAATGAAGATAGGTGAAATGTTAAATAAACCAAAAACATATTGGTATGAAATAACGTTAAATGAAGAAACAGTATTAGGCTATGATGATGATGGTGCTAAACAATTGATATTAGACCCAGAGGGAAGTGATTTGGTTGATACAGACACAGAAGATAACGGGTAAAATTACACCAAAAGAAACATTAAAAGGTAAATTAGATAATAAAATTATTTATATTGAACCAACAGCCCAAACAAAATCGGTTAGATATACAGAAAATAAAATAGATACTATTCTACCGGACACAGAATACGATGTATTAGATAAAGTTAATATAGAAATTAATGTACCAACTGGTGTTTTTCCAAGTGGAACATTAAACATTACAGAAAACGGAGAATACGATGTAACTAATTATGAAAACGCTAGTGTTGAAACTAGTGGAATAATACCTGCTGGAACCATAACAATATCCGATAATGGGATAACAGATGTTACAGAATATGCTAACGCTAATGTGCAAATCGATTTCACCAAGGATAAACGAAAAGATGTTAATTTTTACGATTATGATGGAACGATAGTCCAAGCATATACAACCGAAGAATTTTTAACATTAGAGTCTATGCCAGATAACCCTAGTCATGATGGATTGATAGCACAAGGCTGGAACTGGAGTTTTGAAGATGCACGTGAATATGTTACAGAAAACGGTATATTGGAAATAGGACAAATGTATGTAACAGACGATGACAATACGCGAATATATATAAAATTAACAGAAAAAAGATTATCTCCTTATTTAGGTTTTGCAATTAATGGAACTGCGACTATTAATTGGGGAGATGGGACTACTGAAATAGTCACAGGCAGCGACACAAGCACGGCTATCTTCACACAACATACCTACCCAAAATCAGGCGAATATGTAATAATTATTAATAGCGAAAACGATATATACCTTCGTGGAACCGCACAACGAGGCTCCCAAGTATTATCGAAAAACTCATCACTGTTTACTGAAAACTCTGTCTATATTAATGCGATACAAAAGATTGAATTAGGTAGCAACGTTCATATTGAAAATTACGCATTCTATCATGCGAAAAATTTGCAAAGCATAACTATTCCTAAATCTTTAACATATTTTGGACGAACACAAAACGGTGGCTGTTTCAATACTTGTATTAATCTTAAACATGTTACAATACCAAATATGGTAACAGCGTTGTCCTATTCGTTATTTAGCAGTTCTACTGGTATAAAATCAATAAGTATACCAAAGAGCGTAACAAATATATCTGGTAATTGTATTACATATTGTTACTCACTATATAGTTTAACACTACCTCCAAATGTTACAACATTGAATGAGTCATCTCATATATCACGATGTGACACGTTAAAGCGTATTGTTTTGCCAAAAAATTTAACGCAAGTAACTGGTTACAACGCAATTGAAGGTTGTTATTGTGTTGGCGAATGGAAAATACCAAGTTCCCTAGCAACAATTGGGTATGCGTTTACAAACAACTTTGGTGCGGCTTGTTATGATTTTTCAAATCATTCTACTATACCAAGAATAACAAACGGAAATGCCTTTACAAATATACCATCTGATTGCAAAATAGTAGTGCCGGACGCCTTATATGAGGATTGGATAGTAGCAACCAATTGGTCAACATACGCTAATAATATAATAAAGGCTAGTGAATATTTCGGAGAATAGTTAATTTGCTATTCTTCTTTTTTTATGCTATAATGTAATTACAAAATAAAAAGGAGTGTGCTGTGTATGACTTTAGTGAAAGAAATTTTGGGTTTGATTATATCTTTATCTGCGGTATTTGGAATTTTCACAGGCATAATAAATAAAATGTTTAGTGCTAAATTAAAACCAATTGAAACTAGAATAGAAGAAGAACACCAAGAGGCTATGAAACATTCATTAGGGCAACTACGCTTTATTGTAGTTAGTTTTGCTAACGATTTGAGAAATGGTGAAGCAAAAAGTCGTTTTCAATATGATGCTATTTTTAGTTTCATTGATGAATATGACGAAATGATTGAACAATTAAATCTCAAAAATGGATTGTTTCAAGAAGAAGAATCTTTTATAAAAGAACAATATCATAAATTAGTTGATAACAAATAGTTGACAAGTTTGTACCTTTATGCTATTATAATTCCCATCCAAAGGAGGGGGATTTTTGTTTTGAAGAAATTTGAATATAATTATCATTATAAACCTGCTATATATGAGTACATCATGAAGGATATGATATTGGACGAAAATAAACAAGAAAAGAAAATTTTAGAATTGTTAGTTAAAGGATACACTTGCGAGCAGATTGCTGAAATAATAGGGTATAGCGAAAGAACAATACAAAGAAGGAGAAAAGACATCTATTATAAAACAAAAGACTTAATGGTATAAGTCTTGTTTTTTTTTTTATTAAAAACACGACAAAGTCACGACATTTTGTCGTATCTATTGTCGTTCCGATAATTATTTAACTGTCGTATAATACACATATCAAACACAAATTGTACCCTTTTTATAAACAAAAAGGATATATAATGTAAGTGAGGTCGTTGATATGAGGGCACAAGAATATTTAAAAATTAGAAAGTATATAAAGTCTATCTGTATGGATAACTTATTAGAACTTTGCGAGAAAGTAGGACTAAATGATTTTGAAACAAAATTAATGGTTTATACAAATCGTAATGAAACTAGAGTGCATACATCAATTGACCTCGGTGTTTGTGAAAGTACCGTAAGCAAAACAAAACACAAAATCTTTCAAAGAATTAGAGATTATCTTAAAAGAAATAACATACCGTATTAGTATGTTATTTTTCTTTTACAAGACCCTTTTCTATTAAATCGTCTGCCCTTTCTTTTGTAACTGTTATTACTTCGCCATATTTCACTTTTTTATGGAGTTCTATATCGAGATAACCATTTGGAATGTTACCAATAACCTCTGTGGGCTCATTTCGTTCGATTTCCCAACGGTTTTGTCCTTCTGCGAGTAATTTATCCCAAATATCTTTTGGTGCGTTATATTTAAAATTTAGCACCTTAGAATAGATGTCTCGTATTGGAACGTCTGTCATATCTAAATTTAATCTAAAACTATTGGTATCATTAAGCCCTATTTCTTTAAACACCGGAAGGTCTGTTACAATAACTGGGGTACCTAAAGTAAGCGCTTCCACTACAGAATAACAGAAGGCTTCACAATCAGAAAGTTGTACTAAATAATCTGCATTATTTATATAAGTTGTTATATCTAATCGTGGCTTCATATAAATAACATTGGGATTTTTAATAACATTTGTGTCATTTGTAAATATAGTCCAAATGTATGGTATATGTTCTTTATCCAATAAATCTGCTAATTTAATCATTCTTGGTCTACCTTTTTCGCTAGTAAGTCTTGTAGCACTAACCAATTTTAATAATCTTTTTGGTTCATCTATTGCAATAGGATTATAACATAATTCACAAGGTTTTCCAGTAACTTCTGTAAAATGTTCACAAGCGAGTTTGCTAACACCAATGTATTTAGTCATTTTCGGATGTATATGTTTTCCCAGATTTTGTACTTTATAATCAGCATGTATCACTTGTATATATTCTTTGGCATCAACATAATCAATAATTTCTGGTTTATAATTAAAGAATGCTTTTTCGCATTTAATTTTTTGTCCTGTAAACTTTATACACCTAACATACTGTCTTAATCTCGCTAGTTGGTTTTCATCGGCTGTCTTATAATAAACCACGATATCACGGTTGTTGTATTTTTTCACTAAGTAATAAAAGAAGGATTCTACACCGCCGACTATGTTTAGATTAGAAAAATAAAATATGTTTTTCATTGTATATATCTTCCATCTTTAATGTTATTTAAAACAATTCCAAGTCGCCATTTGCGATGTTCTTCACAGCATTCATTTTTACATTCCAAGTCCATTAAATCCGCTGCGTATCTATACATACTTGATTGCCATTTACCTCTTTGTAAGTTTTGATTTTCTTCACGGCTACAACTATTTGTGTTATTTCTATTCCAAGTTATAATTGGTTCGTGATAACTCATAAAGGTATTAAGTACATCTGCTTGCTTAATATGTTGCACTACATCTTCCATTAAAGTATTTTCTGGGAACATTTGTATCATTTCGGTTTTAATACATTTAGTCCAACAAGCAACATATAAACTTTCTACTAAATCTTTTTGGTTATCTCTTGTTAAATCTTGAAAATGGTTAACATCTCCCACAAGACAATTATAAGATAATGTTAAACAATCGGGATGTTCTGTTTTTAATATGTTGTTTATTCTTTCTAAACAAGTATTATCCGTGAACCAATCATCACTATCAATGAATACCGTATAATCTGTCTGTGCGTTTTTAGCAATAGTTATGCCTATATTTCTAGCACCGCCATTAAATACTTTGTTTTTCGCTTCATACAACATAATTCTATTATCATCAAAAGATTTAATTATATCTACTGAATTATCCGTCGAGCAATCGTCAACAATTATCAAAATCCAATTCCTATATGTTTGGTTTATAACACTTTCAATTGATTTTTTAATCCATTCACCGTTGTTATAATTCGGCATTATAATAGCATAATACATATTATCACCTATAACAACTATATCATAAAAAGAGTGTATTGTCTACACTCCTATTTTCCAAGCACATCTCATAATACGATTGCTTGGGTCAAAAGTATCATATATCACACCATCGATTATAGCGGTGATATGATTATTCATTGTAACAGCATATCTTCCATACGGATGTTCTTTTGCAAACTCTCCTACTTTTTTAGAATAATGGCACTCTCTACTATATCTATTATCAAGATAGTCTTCCACAAAAGAAACATCGTCAAACATTAGACCAACATCACCAGCCAAGTCACTAAGTTCATCATACACCCTTCGCCATGATTTGTTTGTTAATACGCTCAAACATCTAGCAACACAATCCCCAATATTGTTTTCTCTAGGGTTTGCGTTATAATACACAAAACCCATAATTACATTTGCGCGATACGTTGTGTGTATTCTCTTATTAACTGTATTTCTTCTTGGCTGCCGGCTTCTTGTTTTAACATTTCTACAAAATCAACCATAGATTCCAACATATATTCAAGGCTTTTTAACGTTTCATCTTTGGCACCATAGTTTCCGCGATTATATTCTCCTCTACCTTCTTCATAGTTAGAATATTCAGAATACATTTCGTCCATATATTCATGTCCTTTGTATCTACCACGGCTATCTCTTTCTCGTCTACCATAAGAGCCTTCTCTATAACCTCTCCTACCATAAGAGCCTTCTCTATAACCTCTGCCATAGTTCATAATATCTACCTTCCTTTCCCAATATTTTTCATTTTCTATATCTTTATGTATATCAATTAAAACGTCCAACATTTCAATGTTACTTGGTTGTATTTTTTCATCAAGTATCTCACATATCTTTTCTTCTAATTGTTCGTTTAATTTCTCTTTTGTTTCTTCTTTCATCGTGCATCTCCTTTCCTAAGGAAATCAAGTATTTCTTGATTTTGTTTTATTATAGTTTTGAGGTATTTTTCGTCTTGTGTTTGTAATTCTTCCATTAAATCGTTATTGTTATAATCTTTAAATAATATTTGCAAACTTAATGCTTGTAACACCAATGATAAATTATCAACACAACTGTTTTTCATTATCGATTAAGTCTACTTATACTAAATGTACCATTAGTTATAATCGCTTGTGTAGTAGATATTGGTGTTGTAGGGTCAGTAGGCGTAGGCACACTTGAAACTGATTGCACAGAAATGTTTGTAGTGCCTCTAGGACATACTCTTAACTTTTTATCAAAAGATACAGTCTCATAATCATCGGCTGCTGCAATCGTAACCGCTCTCAACGTGTCGGGAATAAGGACACCGTCCTGAAAAAGTGCTATGGCAACAACGCCCGGTGTGGCTGTGCTTACAGAAGCACTAAACTCTACATCATAATAACCTGTATATCCATTACCAAATATTTTAAAATTAGGATTACCATTTGAATAATCTAACCAACCATTGCAATTACAAGTAGCACATCTAGTCCTTATATCCGTCTCATCAAAAGTTATTGGACTTGCATTACTTGGCAAAGCAAGAGGTTCATTAATTATAGTTTCTATCATATATATTCTCCTTTCGTAATTAAAAAGAACAGGCACTTGCCTATTCTCCGTTCAGTACCATTCGGTACCGTTCACTTTTAGCAAGTTCTCGTAATCGAGTTAGTTGTATTCAACTCATGCTATTAAATAAATTGACTTGTTGTGTTAAATCCGCATCCACAACCATTGTTGCCTGGGCAACTGAATATGGCTTGATTTCCGTACACCGGAACTGTGCCAATAGGGCAATTTTTCAACTCGTTGTAGATATTTGAAGTGATTGCTTGGGTTTGAGCGATTTGTGAAGCCCTTAAGTCAGCCAATTGTAATTGTCTATTTAGGTCTGCAATTTTATCATCTTTTTCGTCTAATCTATCTCTGAAAATTTCATCGATTATTTTTTGAGTATTAGCCGTTTGATTTACAAGAATGTCTTGACCAATTTGTCTTAATACTTCTCTATCAGAGCAGTTTTCACTAATCACGGTTGATTTTAAATCTTGTGTTGCAAGCCTATTTTCACAACAACAATCAGCAAATTGACTTGATAAAGAATTTATACCACTTGTAATCGCTGTTTGAGTAGCAAAGGCTTGTTGCATATTTGCGATTTGTCTAGCATTATCAGCAACTTCGGCATTAGCAAAACCGTTGCTTACGGTTTGTTGCATATCGGCACAGCAGTTACATAATTGATTAGAAAGACTATAAATTCCATCTCTTGTTCCTTCTAATTGATTACTTAAATGCAAAGTATCAAATCCTTGATTTGTATTGTTCATAATTTCTTTTTGACCATTGCTTAACCAAGCATAGCCATTATCAAAATTATTACCACCGAAACCACCGAAACCATTATTGCCATTGTTACCCCAAATTAATGCAAGTAATACAATAAGCCATAAAGCACCGTCTCCACCGAAACCACCAAATCCACTATTTCCAAAACCACCTGTCATTACTGGATAAGGGTATGCAAAACCGTTACCACCATTAGTTGTAGCGAGTTCCACAGTTGGAGTTATACCTTGACTTCCGTTCATAATTCACCTCTTTTCTTTCTTTTATTTTATATATCAAATGCTACTTTTTAGCACCGATACCATATTTATCTAGTTGTTCTTCGGTTACACCAAAACCACTTGCAAATTGTTTAAACTGTTCTATTTGTTCTGGTGTATAACTATTAAATGTTTGTGTGAGAAATTCTTCAGGATTATTTTGTCCCTGTCTTAGACTTTGAAACTTTTGAAACAGTTGTGGATTTCGCACTCGAAGTTGGTTCATCAATATTGTCATCGGATTCATGTTTTTTCATTCCTCTCTTTAATTCTTCAATTTGTGCTTGTAAATATTCTATTTGTATATCTTTAGTATCTTTTAAAATTACTTCACTTAATTCATAAGTTTTTATATCGCCTTTGGTATTTTTAATCCAAACCACGCTCATATCTTTACTAAAATAAGGTGTTTCCCCTGTCACCATATCTCTTTGTACTTCTTCTATAGTGGTGGCGTATTTTATAACATCTCTATTGGTAGGTGCTAATTGAAAGTTTTGCGTTAAATTTGTTGGTTGTTGTTGTGGCTGTTGTAACTGTTGTTTTAATTTTTCTAATTCAGCCATTTGACTATTTATTCTATCTATACTTGTTTGTTGATTATAGGAATTAAGTAAATAAGGGTTTTGATACATATTATCATTTCCTTTCATAATCTAAGTATAAAATAAAAAAACCCTATAAAAGGGTACAAAAAAAGTACCATAAAGGTACTAATCTAAATCGTTTCCAATTACTCTTTGTCGTGGGCTCATATTCTCTTGATTTGCTGGTATATCAACGTCTTTTACCATTTCAGTTGCCACTTCCTCGGTACTTGTTAATCTAAGAACTTTCTTAATATTTGCAAATATAGGGTATGTTCCGTCTTCTCTTGCTTGTGTCCCTTGATTGTGAACAACCTCGCATACTAATTTCTTTCCAACAAGTTTTGGTGTATCTGACACGGTGTCAAATTCATCCATATCTGCTAAACCTAATGCTATTCTGCACATGATCGCCATAGCAGTTAAACCTCCGTTACTATTAAAATCATACCTATTATTTAGTATTGAACCAGTTTTTACATCTTTGAATGTAACATGCATTGCAGATGGTCTTCCACTTGGTTTGCATTCTGCCTTTGTTATTTCTAACACTCTTTCACCCTCTGGTACAGGTGTAAAATTATTTACTAAATCAAACTTAATTTTTGCCATTTTCATTTCTCTCCTTTTCCTCGTTTATCATTGCTTTTAATACTTTGTTTATTTTATTAATACTTATTTCTCTGTCATACATTTTATGAGCAATATATCCTAAAGCCATTGTAAAACATATTTCTTCACAACCTTTTTCTTTTGATATATAAGACATTTCATTTTCGTTTTTTGATTTATCAATCAACATTATTTTATTCTTAGCCATTATTCTTCCTCCTTTGTTTTCTTGGTTAATGTATATTTTATAGTGTCCTCCACATATTTATTATATAGTTTTTCATTTTCTTCTGCAAATTTTTTCTCATTAAATGTTTTGCTATTTTTTGCAGATAGTGTATAAGCACCGCAACTATATAATTCTTTTTCCATCATTTTTGTTTTTATGTCTTTTTCTAGGACTTTTAATTCTTTTTCTTTTGCGTCTAGACCACTAGAAACTTTTAATAGTGCTATTTCTTTTACTAAATTAATCGCTGTCTCACACACATCTTCTAGTTCGTTATCATTTGATGGTTGACTAGCACGGATAATATCTAAATATTCCTTATCTTTAACTTCGTCAAATTGGGGTGAGATACCCGTTTCCACATGTTCTTTCCACCAATCTTCACAATAATCTATTGCTAATTCTATTGTGCCTGTTTCTCCATTAGGAAGTGGTAAGTAGCATTCATTTAGTTTTTTAACAGTGAATTTAGTATTTATATCGTTTACTATGTAATTTTCAGGATTATTGTAGTCCATTGGCTGTAGAAAACTTGATACATATAATATCCTATCCAAATTATCTAAATACGCATATAACATTCCTTGGCAAAGATAATCAATTGGGACATTATTCCCAGCCCAATCTTGAGGCTTAGATGAGGTTTTACATTCCCCAACCATAGCAATGGTTTTGCCATCATTTTTTGTAGAAACAAAATCTCTAA